TAATGATTTATAATTTCCGTTATATTTTTCAGAAGGGTTACCAATATAATCATCTAAATTTATTCCACCAAATGATTTAGCAATATCAATGTTTAATTCTTTTGTTGGTGAGAAAAATAATCCCACTCTATTTGAATCGGTTGGAGCTTGGTCAAATGCCTTTTTGGTTGCTCTACTTTTTATAGATAAATCAACACCACCACTAACATCATTACCATCAAAATCAGTTTGAGATTCAAATCTAACTTTATTTGTTGAATATCTTGTAGAACCCATATCTGGTATCTCCAATACAACACTTCTATCTATTGCTTCAAAATTATGTGGATATGTTCCTATATTTGTAAATCCATATGCGGATGCCGAATACGATGCCGATGGATTTTCTGAAAATATTAAAGTTCTAGGTAAGATTGGACCACTTTCTAAATCGTTTCTATATAGAGAAGATGAAAAATAAATATTAGTATCAACATTTATTAATGAAGATGTTAATGCTAAATTTTTAGGATATTCAAAATCCAAACGGAAAAATAAATCATCCGTTGATGATGAAATTTCATTACCATTAACCATTTCTGGAAATGAAACGTGTTGATAAAATTTATCTTTGGCCAATGGTGCACTCCATAAACGGAATTCATCTATACTACCAACAAAATTGTTTCCTAAACTAATTAAGGAACCACTATCCCAATAAAAACTTCCAGTAGAAACACTTCTACTAATACTCGTTTCAAATATTGTTCGTTCTTTATCTGCTTGTCTTAAATTTAATTCAAATGTGTGTTCAGCCGCGCCGCTTGTTCTACTTATTTCTACACCAAAGAATTTACCATTAAATATTGGTAATATTGATGATGAAATACAATTAGAGCCGGAATAATTAAATACAACTTTACCATATGATGATGAAATTGAAGATGTAACTTCTAAATTCCAACCACTTCCAGATAAAATTCTAGAATTAGATTGTTCCGTTGGTTTTACAAAAAATTCTATTGTGTCCGGTTTTCTATTTCTTTCAGTATTTTTCCATTGAAAATCAAGTCGAGCTCCATTGTTTACAACCAAAGCAGTAGTAACATTATCCATTACTAATTTACTTTTACTTGTTTCAGAAACTTCTGGGCCACCAAATTCTAAAATCGAAAGATTTGATGAAGGGATTCCATAACAACTCATTAAAGCATATATTCCTCTTCTTGTACCTTTATGTTTTAATAAATAAGGTAAGTTATTTGCAATTCTTCTCCAAACTTCATATGTTCTTTGTTTCGCAGGACTTGTATTTTTTGTATTTCCATTTGAATCTTTACCAAATACATGCTCCCACAATTTAGAATCAGCTGATAGGTTTTTAGCATCCCAATTAAATGATTTTAATGAATCAAATAATAATTTATCATTAATTCCATTTTTCGATTTATACCCCATACCTCTACCATTTTCAATAGATTTAGTATAGTAATAAATTATATCAAAATGATGAGCTAACATATTCAATAACAAATGGAAACTTTGAGAATTTTCAACATTGTTTATAAATGTTGGAACATTGTTCATAATCCAATTAGGATTTTCTAAATCAAAGGTTTCTGCAGCTTCCGATGCTAAAGTATACCAATTTACTACATTGGTATTAGTATGGTTTAATCTAACTCCATTTGCATGTGGCCAACTTAAAGATGATGATGTATATAAGAATGTTTCAAACCCATCAAATGATTGAATTATTTGATTTTTCTTTATATTATTTTTTTCTACCTGTTTAGGAGATTCTGGTGAGTTTATAAACGATGCAGTTTGCGAAGCAGATATTGCTGTATCATATGCTTCTATTAATTGAACTTTATAAACAAAATTATCTAATCTTTCCTTTGCAGAACTAAAATGTACAAAGTTATCCCAAAGATATCCTTCAATTGGATTTGAACCACTTGCATATTCTATATTTAAATCATCTTGATACGAAAGTGATGAACTTAAATATGTTCTAACTAAATCAGTTGATGATGCGGAACTACTTAATATTAAATTATCTAATGATTCAAAATTAGTAGAATTACCAACAACAAAATCAACTTCTATATCAAAATTAGGCCCTTTTATTGGAGGACACTTTACCGAATCTTGTTCATTTAATACGACAGTTTCTATAAGAGGACTACTCATTAATTTAGTAATCCAAAATGTAGTATTTTCAGTATAATTTGCAGGTAATGGTGAATATAATTTTAAAATTATAGATTTAACTTCTTTATCAACTATTTCATTTCCTAATTCATCTTTTTTCTTTGATGATAATGTCCAATTATCTTCTTCAAATGATGAAACTAATATTTGTTCATTATTTCCAAAATTAGAAAGATGTGTTAAATATTTACTTTCTTTTTCAGGTTCGGTTATTTGTATTTGTTCCGCAAATGAATCAAATAATAATTTTGATATTATATCTTCATCTAAAAATAATTTAGGTAAAATTAATTCAGTATTTGTTTCATAATCATTACCAATTAATTCTTCTGCACCACCTCTATTGTATGGTTTTAATTTTAAACGTATACCATCTTTTGGAACCCACGTTGGATATAATTCTCTTAATTTTTTTAAGTTAAATCCAAAATCACCATTAGGAGATTGATTTTTTAATAAATCAATATAGCTCTTATCTCCTAATTGCAATGATATATCAACACTGGTTGCTGCAAATGTAGCATAAGATATTTTTAAATCTATATTAAAATCCGAAAAACTAGGTATTTCAATAGATTGGGGAAATGTAACTTCTACTATTGAAGGATAATCATTTACAGCAGTAAAGTTTACTATTATTTCTTTTCTTTGCCCCGTACCATATTGATTACTTACTGCTACTAATATTACCTTTTTAGAACCATATACTTCGGAATAATCTTTTTGAAAATATAGATTTACTGAACCATCTGTGGCTGGTACTTTTAATGTTTTTTCTGGAGTAATATATACTAATACATAATCAGCCTTATCGGTATTGAATGGAATAGAAACTCCCTTTTCAGTATCGGATTCTTTTACTCTGACATCAAATTGTGTTTGATAAACATCTATCATTGGTTCCGCTACTGATATTTCTTTTTGAAATAATGCAATAACTACAACTCCACTTGATAACTCTGCAGATGATACTTCAAAACTTAAATTAGATGGTTTAGCAAATTTTGCATCGTTACTAAAAACTTCATTTAATTTAGAGTAATCAATATTATCTGCGTTTGTTATTATAGAACGTTTTCCCCAATATAATTTTGTGAAACTAAGGTCTTGTCCATACGATGGTTTTATAGTTTCGGTATTATCAATTATAGTAAATACAACTTTGCCATTTTTTATAGAATCTTTTGCAATAGATTTTAATGCACTTCCATCTTCTAATGATATTTGGCCAGTTTGTATAGATGTTCCAACTTCATTTAAAATATCATATTTTAATGAGTATATGTTTCCTAATTCATTTTTAAAATTACTACCAAAAACAATTTCGTATTCAACATTTGGACTTGCAGGTATTTCTGCAGGTGTTACCTTTATTGCTTCAAATTCAAAAATAAGACTATATGCTCCAGAAACGCCATCAGCGTTTGTTATTATATCTTGTACATAATTTTTTCCGTCCCAAACATATTTTTTAATAGCTAAATTTTCTGTATAGTTTTGTTCATTAGCCGTGATTGGTGTTGAAGTTGGTATTCTATTATATTCATAATTGAAATTATAATAATTTGGATTATAATTATAATTTAAATTGGAATTATATCCAAAATTAGTATTTCCACCCATACCATTAAACATAGTAGAACCTGCGTTTATATTCATATCAAACGTCCATGTAAAATTCGGTATAACCAAATTTGGTTCTGCTATGCTTTGTGGATTTTGATATTTTTTAACTATTTCAACTTCGTAATAATTTAAACTTTTATATCCCTCTGATTTGGATTCATATTTTCTTTTAGAACCAAATACCAAAGATGGAGAATAAACTATTTTATTAGTTGTACCTATACCCTTTGATACATCTCCTTCGAAAAACTCACTAGCTACATCTTTTGCGTTAACTAATGTAATAGTTAATGGTGTTGATAAAGACTCTTTAACTTCAGATGGTGGCACGAATGTAGGATTGGTAGGAACCGGTGGAGTATATCCTCCACCACCACCAACGCTGCCAATATTGCCCAATGTTTGATTTTCAAATGGATTGTATACTCCATTTCCATCATATGGGTTATTTATTTGATTTCCTCCAAACTCATTTGGGTCGTAAGATACTGCCATCTATTAATTTTATATAAATATTTTATTGTAAATTTTCTCTTTGAGTCATATCTCTTTCGATAATATTTTCTCTACCATATCCCAATCCAAAATTGTTTTCAACATAACCGCCTCCTCCTCCACCACCACTAACCGATGGTGTTGTATATATTGGTTCTGGTATAATAACAGGTATTGGCGTTGGTTCTTCAAATTTTGGAGTCTCTACAAATAGTGGTGGTGGAGCGGGAGTTTCTATTGGCTCCACATATTCTTTAGGTGGTGGTAGAATATCTAATACCGGTATATCTCTTGTTTTTGTAACAGGTAATTCTACTTTATCTGGTGCATATACATTTCTTCGTATATCAATTGGTGTTTGAAATGAATTTAAATTATTTTGTATTTGTTTTCTTAATTCAACCACTGCAAATTCTTGAGGAACTTGTTTATAATCAATACCTCTTCTTTTTAAACTTTTTATATTATATGCTACTGCATTATTTAGTAAAGATTGAACTCCTCCTAATAAAAAATTAAAATCATATTGGTCACAATCAATAAATCTAATTTCAGATGGTTTTCCAAATGTCGAATCATTTAAATCATAATGTCGGTTATTAACCCAATGTTTAATACTTTCTTTAAAATCATCAAATATTTTTTTAATAAAAGCATCAAAATTTCGCAATCCAAAATCTTTTCTAATTGTATCTTTAAAATCATTTCCAATTCTATTTACAATTGAATCATTTATTTTAGATAAATAAAGTGGTTCCAAAGAATCTAATGCATTTAATATATTCTTTTTGTAATATTTAAAATCTTTATTAAGATTTCCTAAATTATTAAAATCTTTTATGTTTTTAGTATTAATATTTTCCCATTTAGTTTTAAGTGGTATTATTCTTATCTCTTCTCTTGAAGGTGATATTTCTTGTATCCATACCCTTTCTAATTCATTATCAGTACCGACTCTATTTCTTACAAAATTAATATTAACTTTTAAAATACCATTTGTAAAACCTAAATCACTTAAAAGTTTTTCAATATCAATAGCCAATTCTTTCTGACCACCTTTATTAGTTACATTATACATGTAATTTTTTATATCACCTGTTTTAATGTATGCTACATTATTTCCTGTTTTTTGTGGTAATAGATTGCTATTAATATCGTAAACTGATACTTCCATTACATCATATTTACAATCCCCAAAATCCGTTTCCTCTATTTCATTTTTTGATACAATGAATAAATCTTCGGCTTGTAGAAATTTTCCTTTATTATCTACATTACCATCGATTTTTTCAAAGTTTGTATATTTTTTAATACTCATATATAAAATTTATTAATAAGAATCTGGATGTAATTTTGAAAATTTCATATCATAAGATTTACTCTTTGTACTCTTATCACTTTTTGTAACTGATACTTTTAATTCACCACCTTTATAATCTGCACTATGTGAGTATGATTTATTTTTCTTACTATCAACATTTGCAACTGCCGACTCATCGATTGTAAATTGTATATCTTTACTAGCACCAGGTTCCATTGTAAATGAAGATTCGGATACTCTAAACCATCTCAATCCATTGGGATATGTTACATCTATACTTATTGAAATTGAACCTTTATCGTTATTTGTTATAGATAACGATTTACCATTTACCCATTTATTTCCTCCCTTTGCATTTACCTTACCAAAAATAGCAGGTTCATTTTGTTCAGTTTTGTCTTGTAATTTTACAATAGCAACATCATTAATAACATCCGCTCCAGCTGCCATAGCTTGTGCAGCGGTACCTTGTGTAATAGCCTGTTGTTGTTGTACTGCACCTAATTGAGCTTGCAATCCTTCAATAATTGAATTCAATGAATCAATTTGTTTTATTAATGCTTCAATTTGAACTTTATATCCAGTATTTTGTGATTGTAATGATGTTCTTAATATAGATTCTTCTACCGACTTTTGTACAGCCGTTTGAATCTGTTCGGTAAATGTTGCCAAACTATCCGATACCGTCTCTAATTGATTTGAAATCAAATCATCTTTTTGGGACATTGATAACTTTTCAATATTTACTTTTGTAACTTCGTTTTGTAATCTTTTTATTTCATTAACCGCAGCAGAATATTTTGCAGTTACATCAGCTAATTTAATGCGTAAATCATCATTTAGAGCAACCTCTTTATCGTATATAGGTCTTGGAACTAAATCTAAATTGGGAGTAGGTATTGATGGTTTTAATTCTTTTACCTCAATATCAATTGCCTTTTTTATTTCTTCTTCATCGTATTTATCTTTATTTAATTCCTTAAATACCAAAGAAGATGCTACATTTTTTTCATCTACAATTGTTATACCATAATCATTTTTGACAATAGCTTGTGAACCAGATGAAATTAATATTTCTTCTAATCTATTTTTTCTTTCTTCTTGTAATTTTTCAGCTATTGCTTCTATTGATGTTAACGCCATATTATTTTATTTGAAATGTATTTTTATCATCAAATATATAATCTATCCCGTCTATTTCAATTTTAGTTTTTATTTTATAAACTCTGTCAATTGGCAATGTATTCAAATCCATAACAAAATAATTACTGATAGAATCGCAACTTATTTTAGTATATTCTCCAAACGGGTATACAATTTCACCAGTTAAATAATCTTCTAATTGATAATAAGAAGATGTTGGTAAATAATTTATGCTATTGGGAATAAAAGTATTAGAAAAGGATTTTAATGGATATAAATCGCCTCCTTTTACTCTAATTTTTATTTTACTATTTGCATCATATTTAGTTTTTAAATTAGTCAAAACTACTTTAAAATTTTCAGAAGGAATAGATGTCAATGAACCTGTTATAAACGAAACATCACTCCAAACTAATTCTAATTTTGGTTCATATATTGTATGTGTTTCTTTTGAAAAGAATTTAAGCACACCATAATCAGTACCATCATTTACGGATGCTGATTCGTGGTGATGTATTATAAATCCATTATTATCCATAGTACCACTAACCCATAATTTAACTATTTTGGTAACATCCATTCTAACATCATCCGATTCATAATTAAATGATTGTGATGCAGACCCACTCAAATACCAAACCGCACCCTCTGCATTATTTGAACCCGTTGTTGTATTACCGGTTGTTGGATATACTGCAGTACCACCGGTTGTATCATAATCAACCCATTTGGTTTCAGTCAAACCATTTCTATATTTCCAAGTAACACCATCATATGTTACATTATCAAATTTAGTTCCGGTACCCATTACCCAACTAGAAGATACTGCATTTGCATATATTGTATATTCTACGGGTATTTCTTCGGAGTTTGCCGCCTTTAAATTTAAAAATACCTTATAACTACCCGTTCCTACATTGCTTGCTATTGATTTAGAAACATCTGTTATTGGAAATTTAATTAAAGTTCTAGCTATATCCATAGTAGACCCATAATAAAGTTTACCTACTTCTAATATCTCATCTCTACCGGTATTTTGTTCAGGTTGTTGAAGATATATACTTGCATCGTATGATGCTGTGAAAAATTTATGCATTATAAGGCCCTCCCTTTAATATCTTTGTTAGGAAATTTAACTTCAAAAACGCAAGGGTCTAAAGAAGGATATACAATCTTCCCTTTTGTTGCTTCATCTATATTATATTTGTTTGGAGAATAATTACCATCCCCCGCACATAAGTTTTTAATTTTAACCGATGGTACACTCATAACTCCTTCTACATTGGCAAGTATCAATTCAATTTCAGAAATATTAATTGGTTTATTAAATGTCCAATTATCTATACTAAAATGGTCTTGTATAAATGTTAAACAATTTGCTAACACCTCTCTTTTATTATAGTTTGAATAACATATAATTTCAAAATCAACACCAATGTTTACAATAAATCCATCAATCATATTAACCGCGTCAGTTAACATTCTATATTCACCTAAATAAGTTTTAAGATTTTGTTTAACGGCTTGATTTAATTGAGTAAGGTTTTTATTATCATCATATCCCAAAACATACATATTAATAGCAAATGGGTTGTTTACTTCCGAAATAGCAGTTCTTTTATTTGAAAGATATTTAACCAATTCTTTTTGAATTTCAGATTTAGCCATTCCTTTCATAGAATCTACCAAATTAGTAAATTCGGCAATATTATTAGGACTAGCTAAAATAGATGCAGGGGAATTATTATCAATTTCACCATCCGGACTAACATATACTTTTGCAACACTACCATATCTTGCTGGCATACTCAAAGCTCTTACAATATAATCTTGTCTTGTTACAGCTCTATTTTGTGAACCAAAAGTGGCCAATGCGTTTTGTCTAATTTCTTCAATTGATTCACCACCTCTACCACCAACAGCAGGTTCTATATTTTCAACTGCTATTGTTGTTTTTGCCTGATTATAAACTCTTAGATTATCATCACTTAATGATAATAAATCTTCTTCATATTCTATATTAATAATACTAACCAAATCTCCAGTATTTACATTTGCTTCAATTCCACCACCTACTAAATATTTTACTTTTAATGTTGTATTTGTAGGTGCTATACCAAATGTATTTGTTTTCAAAAAATTAGAAGGGTCAATACCTTGATTCAATCTATTAACTGAATTAGCCAATCCTAATCCTACATTTTTTGTATTGGGTAATATTTGTTCATCATTCATAGAGGTATCCCCACTTCCAAATTGTAAATCCATAGTGTTATTTGAATTAACTTTTACACTAAATCTTCTAGGTACTTTTTGTACTTCTAAAATATATGGAACTTCCGATGATTTTGAATTTAAATCAGAATTTGTATTACTTGAAATATTAGCCTGTTCTACAAATACGCTTTCTTGTGCCAAATAAGGTACTTCATAATATTTGTTATTATTAGAATCGGTAACGGAAACTATTTGTATTATATCACTATCGGATAAAGAAACCGATGGATAATCAACATCACTTCCCATTATAAAAGATGTTTCTACTTGAGTAGCAGATATTGCCTTTACTAATTTACTAATAAGATATTGTGTTGGAGCGCCGGTTGAATCTCTTTCATATACATCAATTTCTCTATCAATTGGATTTTCAAAATCAACAGAATCGGTTGTTCTAAATATTATATTAGAATTCGATGTTGATTTTATTTCCATTCCATCTTTAATTTTTAAATAAAATCTAGAATCAGGTTCTAAATTACCTCCATTATTTTTTGAAGGTACTATTTGATAAACCTTTATAGTTGTAGCAGCGGGTGCAGATAACTTTGGTTTATATCCCATAGATTGCGCAATTGATACCACATTTTTTCTTTCGCTAGCATTTGCTAACATTGATTCTTTTAATTGGGTATCCTGATAAAAAGAAAGAACATCTCCAACATATGAAGCCATATCAATGAATATGTTTCCAGGTGATGCATCTGAAAAATCCGAATAATTATCCGGAAAATATGTTTTTGCAAAATTAACTAGATTTTCTTTAAATGCGGTAAAATCTTTACCTACATAATTTATTTCTTTATTATTATTGCCCCAAGTTTTATTTAAAGATTTAATTGCCATTTTATGTTATTCTTTTATTGATACTTCTATACTATCTGTTATGTCCGGATTTGATTTTAATGAAAAAACTATATTAAAATTAATTATATGGTTATCCATATCGTTTTCAGTAAAATCAAAAACAATTTCATCTATATTAACTTCTGGAATCCAATAGTTTACTGCCTGCTCAATTGCCGCTTCTATTTTATTTTCAATTTGTCCTTCAATTATTGGTTCAAATAAAACTTTATGAATATCGCATCCGAATAATGGATTCATTATTCTTTCTCCTTTCTTTGTTAATATTAAGTTTTTAATATTTTCTGCATATTGTTTTCTTGTGGAATAATTTTTTTGAAATATTCCATCTTTATCTGAATTAGAAAATCCGATACTTAAACCTTTATGTTGGTTTTGTATTAAATCTTTTACGGATATTTTTCCTAATTCTATTGCCATTATTTAAATCTCTTTACTAATTCCGAATAATCTCTTGTCAATGCTTTTATTGTTGCATCTTGCAACCCATCCCCAGTGGATTCTAGTTGTTGTGGAATATTTTGAGGTATAGATGATACTTCTCTATAATCCATTGTCTCCCAATCTCCCTCCATAGTTTGTTGTGGTTGTAACATATCTAATACACTACCACCACTAACGCCTAATGCAGCTGTATTTCCTTCTGCTCTATGTGCAGAGGTAAATGGTTGGGTCATATTTAAAATCTCATTTATCATTGGGTCTTTTGAAAATTCTTTTTGTGGTCTTTGAACGGGCTGTTCGTATACAGGTTGTTTTCTTTTAACCGGTGTAGAATTAACTTCCGTCATCTCTCTTAACGATGGAGTAGATGTTTTCTTTTGCGAGTTTAATGTAACTGCACCAGATTTTATAAGTTTAACAAGTTCTTCTTTTACTTGTAACTTAACTTCGTTTTTAACAACTTCTTTAATTAAAGTTAATAAAATGTCTGATTTCATAATAATTGTTTATATGTTTTTAATAATAAATATTGTATTTAAATTTTATTTAGTTACCTCCACCAAGTATACCAGGTTGTGATATAGGAGTTCCAGCCGCAGTAGTCGTTGGTGATGCTTCTGATGATTTTGAATCGTTTCCGTATGGAATTGGCGCGCCACCCGCAATGGTAGATGTTAAATCAGTACCAGCCTTTACACTAATCATCGCTGCTATATCGGTAACAAGTCCGGTACCCTCTCCAACTGCGTAATTTACTGCCATAGGTAATAATTCTTCTGCAATTTCTTTAGGAGAAAGTTTCCAAGGTAAATCTGATAATGGATTTAAAGGTGGAATTGCGAATGGTTTTGTAAAATACCCAACCCAGGGTGTTATCCAAAATGGAATTGGTAATCCAGTTACGGATGTTTTATGACGAGTAAAATGCAATCCAGCAACGGATAATAAATGAAAA